AAAACCTTTCAACATCAACTTGACGACGAAGATCAAAATGTTTTGATGGTGTTGAAAAAATATTCGTATACCCTTTCATATGAAGCATACGAACAATTGCAGATCCTACCAATCCAGTATTACCTGCGACATAAACTTTACTATTACTGTCCATAAAGAACCATATCCTCAATAAGTTGATCAAATGTAGTCTTTGGTTCCCATCCAAGTTTCTCTTTTGCTTTTGTAGGATCACCAAGGAGGGACTCTACTTCTGCAGGACGAAAGTACTTAGGATCTATCTTGATGACTGGACGCTTAGTATTCCAATCATATCCAACTTCACTCAGTCCTTCACCCATCCATTCAATATTCATACCAAAGTAGTCTGCAGACTTCTCTACAAACTCTCGAACTGAATGCTGTTCTCCAGTTGCAATCACATAGTCATCTGGTTCATCTTGCTGAAGCATCAACCACATTGCTTCCACATAGTCCTTAGCGTGTCCCCAGTCACGCATCGCATTGAGATTGCCAAGATAAAGACAGTCTTGGAGACCCACAGAGATGCGAGAGAGACCACGAGTGATCTTACGAGTCACAAAAGTTTCACCGCGTCGTGGTGACTCATGATTAAAAAGAATACCAGAACTACAATGCATACCATATGCTTCACGATAATTCTTAATAATCCAGTATCCATACAATTTTGCTACTCCGTATGGAGATCGTGGGTGAAATGGTGTAGTTTCACTCTGGGGAGTTTCTTGCACCAGCCCATAAAGTTCGGAAGTAGATGCCTGATAGATACGGACATCTTTCTCCATACCCAGAAGACGAACTGCTTCCAGAACACGGAGAGTTCCCATAGCATCAACGTCGCCAGTATATTCTGGCATTTCAAATGATACTTTGACGTGACTCTGAGCACCAAGATTATAAATTTCGTCTGGTTTAACTTGCTGAATAACTCTCACCAAGTTAGTGGAATCAGTTAGATCACCATAATGTAATGTCAATTGCGAATGATCATAAATCTGATCAATCCTATGAGTGTTGATCATAGAAACACGACGGATAATACCGTGAACTTCATAACCTTTTTCAAGGAGAAGTTCGGCAAGGTATGATCCATCTTGTCCTGTGATACCAGTAATTAATGCTACCTTTGCCATCTATAGATTGTGTTTCACTACATTATACTAAAAAAGGAGAGTTTATGCAACTCTCCTCATAGGGGTCTTGCCATGCCGCGCCACTTGCTCTTTGACCAGAAGCAAGAAACTGGACAGTAGTAACCCACCCGCACCAACGGCATTTGAGAGATGCCGTAAACTCATAAGAGGGTCATAATGACTCCACCAGGTCTAGTTTTGAGACGATACCGAGTCTCTAACATAACAAGGAACACCATCTGGATCTAACCATTTGGTATATTCAAAATCCTCCATAGCAGTCATCAGTTGCAATTCATTATCACAAAGATACATATCACGATAACGACCGGTATATGAATCGGATTTTTGAATGCGATAATCTGGTTTACCATTAATTTCCAAAGTGCCAACTTGGATATAACGATAAGGAGATCTCTCAAGAAGAACAGTTGGTTTATATACAACGTTCATTGTGCAACCTCAACAGTTTCAAGATCTTTGTAGATGAGTTCCATCAACATTTCATAATCATCAAGTGGTTCTCCCGAAAACACAGATCCAGATTTCTCATAGAATCGGCGTACCTTTTTGAAAAGTTTTGGATTCTTTACATCAAGGAAAATTTCTCCAGAAGCAGCAGCACTAAGAGTGCTAATGTCTTTCTTAAATTTTTCAGTCAGTGCCATTGTCGTTTTTGGTTTACCCTCATATTATATAAGAAGTGAGATTTTTTGTCAATAAGGTCAATTGGGAAACTGACCAATTGACTTTGGTAGTTTGTTCATAATCGATCTCCCCAGATTTCCCATCTATCTTTGAAGTAAAAATTAACTTCTGTTAGTATTCCTGTCGGAGTCTGCTCCTCAGATTCTGCCCACTTCATACAAAATTTATGTAGAGGTTCTGAACTATTAACTGCTCTAACTCCATACATCCTCGCAAATGCAGACATAGCAAATCCATATCTATGCTTGATTTTTTCTTGATCCATTTGCGGATTCCCCCCTTTCGCAGGTGGTCTTTTCAAATAAGACTGGGTGTGCTGTTCCATTTCCATCATATTTGTCACTTTCATAGTAGACATTTTCACCCTTTCTGTACCCGAAATAAATGGTGGCACATAGAAATGGTATTGTTCCCCAGAGTAAGACATCAGATAAAGTCATTCAATATTACCTGCTGATAGACATTGGAAAATTTTAGAACAAGCATCAATAGCATAAGGTGCTCCGTATACTCCAGAAAAGATATAAACTATACCCAACTTAGAGCAGTACTTCTCCAGTTCCAAACATTTTTTTATGTCACTGTTACTATAATCAATAATAATATCACCCTCCTCAAGTAATGGCAGTAACTCGTCAAGTGTATCCTCTACGTTTACTTCTGGGAGTGCAATTTGAAAGATGCCTGGTTGTTTTGTATAGATTGTTTCTCCAGATTTTTCACCATAGATAGTCTCTACTGTTTTTACTTGACTGACAAGACCTTTAAGATTGGTAGTAACGCCAGTAACATATCCATTTTCATATGTCTCCTGTGATTTGTCATAATTTTTTTGATACCCCCAGACTTTGATGTCTGCTTTCAGCATACGGCGAGACATACCCTCACCCATACGACCGAGACCAATCATTCCTACTCTCATACTTCTCCTGCTTTTACTTGAGACCAATCATTTTCAAAAATATCCATACCTTTGTCGGTAAGAATATGATCATACATCTGTTCAAATACTTTTGGTGGCATTGTTACAATTTGCGCACCGTTATACCAGGATCTAACAGCACGTTGCACATTACGAATAGACGCAGACAGTACTTGAGTTCTGATGCCATGAATCTGATATAGTCCTGTGATAGAACGCACAACTTCTAAACCAGCGATAGACTGATCATCAAGGCGTCCCACAAATGGAGACACATAAGTAGCACCTGCCTTAGCAGCAAGAATTGCCTGAGCAGCACAGAATATAAGTGTGACATTTGTTCTGATGCCATCAGAAGCAAGATAGCGACACGTTGCCAAACCATCTTTAGTACATGGAACTTTAATTGTAGCAACGTCGCCAAACTTTTTATGAAGACGACGACCCTCTTGGAGCATTTCAGTCCAGTTACCCATCACCTCCATACTGATGTCTCGAACACCAATATCTTTGATCTCTTGATAGACCTCTTCAGGATCTTTACCAGATTTCATAATGAGGGTAGGATTGGTTGTAATACCGTCAATTAGTCCCGTAGTAAATGCTTCTGCAATAATAGGAACTTCTGCTGTGTCTAAAAATATTTTCATTGATGATTATTAAAGTGTGATTTTAAGCCAAGGAAAAATAGGTTCAATTACTCCAATGAGGCGAAGTAGACCTTCCGCAAAAAGGGCAAGAACTACCCAACCGACGCACATAGAAATAATTGAGGCGTTACGGTTGTGTTTGCGGATTGCTGCATCGATCATCTCTTGGCACTCAACCTTTGTTATGTAGTGATCAGGTTTGATCTCATTCATTCGGTGAACCATTTCCAACACTGTCCATAGGATCGGGTTGTCCCTCTACTATAGCACAAGCTCGCTTATAATAAAAGTTTTCGATATTTCCCGATTCTTCTAATGCTTCCTTGACTTTCACCCAATTTTCGTAGGATGTTTTATCCATTGTTTTATTCGGTTAGGGATACTTATTAGCTATAATAGTTTTTACCCAAACGATGTAAAATTTGTTAAGATTTCAACAAAAAACGGAGAGAACAGGAATCGAACCTGCGAAGTTTTTACACCCAGCCGCTTTCAAGGCGGTGTCCTCGACCAACCGGACTCTCTCCAATATGCTATAATATAATATGCAACAAACATTTTGTCAAGTGAAGAAAGAACTCATATTCGAAAACCTTCTCGTCAAACTTGGGTACGAAGATAAAATGCCCATTTATGACAAAGAAGATAAAAAATATCAACAAACAAATTTTAAATGCACAGATGGTGCAATGGCAATCTATACCTTTCTTATAGTATACAAAAATAAAAAAAGTTATCTTTGGTTAGAATTTTTAGACAATTATGAGGATTTAGATTTAGAGAATAAAATTGAAAAACTTGCTAAAAAGATTCGTTTTCATGAGAAAACAAGATTGATAGAAGTTGGTTATGAAGTCAAATATACCAAACAACCATCAGAATTCTCCTTAAAAGAAAGACGGAAGATATTGCATCACTTCATACTATACACACATAAACATCTTTCAAATGGTGTGCTAGACGAAGTACCAAACCCTGGTGATGTATTAGCAGCAAAACCTTACGGACCAAAGATTGATGAAGGATTTACCGAATCATCTTTAACTGTAGGAAAAAGACAACGATCAATCGTTGCTAGAAGGTTTGGTTTTGGTGAACTATTTGACGATGGATTCCAATATGCTCGATATAATGACAACTGCCATCTAGAACCTATCTAACCTCAAAATTCATTTTACGAACTTTACGTTGCTTTCTTTGTTCCTGCCATAAGATATCTTCCGATGAAAGAACTTCTTTTTTATTTTTAGGATAGTGAGAGTTTAACATAACGACATTTGATAAGTCAACTGCCGAAATCTTATCACCACGAATGGTTGCCATATTCGGACAACCACAACAAACTGTCTTACTTGGGTGTCCTTCCAATTCCTTTCCACAGGAACGACACCTAATCTTTATATTTTCCATTGTATAATTCTTTATACGTCTTCAGTTTTCAGTTATTTATACTGTCGAACTACTTTAATCCAACATGGTTTGCATAAAGAATTTTTATATTTTTTTACGGATGGATCATAACATCCAACTTGAGGACATTTATTTGCAGGAATCATTTTATCACACTCAACGCATTTTGTTTCCCACATTTTCATAACTTTCTTTATTTTTTCTCGTTAAGCATATACTCTACCGTATTGGCAACATCATTCATTGCATCCCGCAGTTCCTCACGTTGTCCGGCATGTTGTTCTACTTTCGTAACACCATTTTTAAATTCTTCACAGAGAGTCCATCTCCATTGACTCATACTCTTAGAGTACCAAAGATTAATCTTCATCGTTAAAAAACGTACCGTACTGACCTCTACTTCCAGGATCTCTACTATCTAACATATCCATAATTTCATCAAACTTTTTAGTTTGCTCCATATTCATAAGAATTTCTGACAGTTGCTTGACCACCAGAGGTTTCTCATTTACAGCAGCAGATTTAATTGCTGCTCTAATGTGAGATTCTGCGTCACACAAATGATCAAGTGTATTTTTAGATAGTGCCATTCTTTTAAAGGAAGATATATGTATAATATCACATCAATAAATTGATGTCAATTATTCTGATTAGAGTTTTGCTTACCAATCAAATTATATAGATTTTGCATTTCACACATTATATCAAGATGATCATTCTCCAAATCATTAAACCTAGATTGAAGAGAATTCAATTGATCTTGAAGACTTGCACATTCGTATTTCATACTTGGTTTAAAAAACTCTTTTACTGCTCTTTTAATTTTCTTTTTCATCATTCAAAAATAGGTCTTACTGTTTTTCTCAATTCTTCTAGCATTTTTGGATCATTTCCATATTCACCCATATGCATATACACACAATCAATATACCTTAGATCATCTCTATCAGCATCATATGTAAAATCATCACAGTAATATAGTATTTCTTCAGGAACTTCTATTTTTCTTTGAGTGATTGGTGCTTCAATATAGTATGGACTAATCATTAATATTCCTCAGTTATCTTTGCCTATAAGTGCATCGTTCCGGATTTGCTTTACACCATTGAAATACATATGCATCGGGATCATTACTCATTTGGTAGTGTGCGTGATTATGTAACATTCCTATTGCAATAAGTAATCCAATACTAATCACATTATAATGAACTGCTGGATGAGTAACGATGGTCAGTAAGTATTTTTTCATTCCGTCTCAGTAAGAGGAGGATTAGGCCATCCTGGTGGACACATAGGCACACTATAAGGTTCACTCATAATAGAGTCAACTATTTCTTTATGAATCTCTAAAGGTTTTACTGCATCACTATCTCTCCATAGAGATGGCATATCCACAAGTACTTTACCTGGTGTTTCAGCAGGTTCAATACTTCTAATGCAAAGTGCAGGTGGGGTATAATCCATATACAAAAAAAGGAGGTCTTAAGACCCCCTTAGTATAACATCTAGATGTTTACTTGTCTATAAAGATCAGAAGTTGTACTTCAGACCCAATTTGGATCCATATCCACGGTCGATATCAGAATCACCTGAACCAACGAACGAAACTTCACCATAAGCACCCAATGAGTCGGTCAGTGCAAGACCAAGACCTGCCTTACCAGAAGGAACGGTGTCACTCTCTCCACCATCAGGGGAGACTACAGTAGCTCCTCCTTGGACGTAGTAGGATGCAGACTCACCAAGTTCGCCTTCGTATCCTACGTGCAGGTCTGTGGCAGTTCCCGAGTAATCAGATCCAGTCCAACCGGAGTTGGCCTCGACGTTGACGTAGGGTCCGGCTAGGGCGGCAGCAGGGGCAAGAGCAATTGCAGCGGCAGCTGCAGCGATAGTCGTTTTGAACATTTGTTTTCCTCGTTTTTTTTTACTTGCGGAATGGTTACCCGCAGATGTTAAGAACCTCGACTGGTTCTGTTGTAATTCGTTACAACTAAGTAACTAGAGTATTTATACTCATTTTGTTTTTCGGGTATTCGGATAACCCGAAAGCGGAATACCAGAATCGAACTGGTGACGAAAGGTTGGAAACCTTTAGTTTTGCCTCTAAACTAATTCCGCAAGTGAGAGA